TGCCAACAAATCCTTGCTCAGTACGATCTCAACGACGGTCCGCCCGCCGCCGCCTTCTCTGTCTGCCGAGGCGCCCGGCAGCTTGCTCGGCGCGATGATGCGGCCGTGGCTGGTCGGCGCAAAGAACTCGTCCTCATATTCGTTGACCCGATAGATGCGCCCGGGAGAAACATCACCGCCGCCAGCGCGCGCACCGCCATAGCCGAGGAAGTCACCTAGTGTTGTGGTCGGCACGAAGCTGGAGCTCAGTCCACTACCACCGCCGAAGATGGAGCTGAACAGCGAGCCGAAGAGCCCTTTCCCGTTCGTCTGCACATTGATGATCTCGGTGAGCAGCGCCGCGATCGCCTCCTTCGCGTCGAAGCTGCCGTCGACGATGCGCATCAGCTGATCGTCGAGGACCTGTCCCATTCGCTCGGCCGCCTCCTCGCTGCGCTCATACTGCTCGGCCAGCGCCTCCTCCGCAGCGAGCTGGCGGTATTTCTCATCGATGAGCGCCGAGATCTGCTGACCTTCCTTCGAGGTCGCCTCGACACCCGCCTCGCGCAGCGCAATCGTCCGCTCCCGCTCGATGTCGGTGAGGCCGATGATCGCCAACTCCTCACGCAGGGACGCGATCACGTCATCGATCGCCTTCTTTTCCTTTTCGGCGTCGGAAACTTGTTTAGAGCGACTGCGGCCCTTCTCGTCATCATCCGGCGGGGTGATCGGCTCCCACTTTTGCTCGGGAGGAGCCGGCCTCGGGGAGTTTCGCTCGCTCAGGATTTTAATAATCCTGTTCTCCTCCTCGTTCAGCTTATCCATGTGAGCTTGGAGTTCACTGATCGATTGGTCGATCATGCCGCCTGCGCCGGTTTCACCGAGAGCGATCCGCTCCTGTGTCGCCTCCTGGATCTGCCGGTAGGTGTCGTTCCTTTCCCTCATGAGGGTCTTCTGGCGTTCCTCGAGGGTATTTGTCTGCTGCCGTTCGAATTCATTGAAGCTGTCGATGAACTGCCCCAGGCTGGCGACGGCGGACACGATGGCCGCCTTGAGATTTGTCCCGACCGTGGTCGTAATCGCGTTAAATTGGCGGTCGATCTCCTCGGCTTGCTCGATCATCTTTTCGTCGAGCACGATACCGAGATCATTGGCCGCCTTGATCGTGTCGCGGATACCGGTCTCGCCCGCTTCAATCAGCTGCACGAACTGTTCGCCGCCCGTGCCGCCAAAAATCTCGTCCATGATGCGGATCTGCGCCGCCTTATCGAGATCGACCAAGCGGCCGATGATCTCGGTGAAGAGGTCCGCCGGATCTTCGAGCTTCTGCTTTAGGTCCTCGGCGGAGTAGCCAAGGCGCTGGAAAGCCTCAGCCGCCGAACCGCCGCCAGTGACGATGAATTCATCGGCCCGCAGGTTCAGTTCCTTGATGCCATCCGTCAGAGCCTCGACGCCAACGCGGTTCTGCTCGGCAACATATTTAAGCTCCTGGAAGCTCTTTACGTCCAAGCCAGCTCGCCGAGCCTCGTCACCGACGGATGCGATCGCACTGGCAGCATCACGAATAGCCCCGACGGCGGAGGCCGAGATAATGCCTGTGACTACGCCTGCGGCGCCACCAGCAAGGCTCTTCACACGCCCAAACGATGCCGCGACGTCCGTCGCGGTGGTTTTAGAGAGCGTCCGCACCCGCGCAAGCGCGGACTGGAAGCCCCTCGGGTCTCCGGAGATTGTGACTGGAATATCGGGACGGCTCATCAGTGCCTCGTTGCGGAAGAAAGAAAAATCACTACGCTCCGCCGCAGACAGGGAGGGGCGCATGCTGAGGTTGTTTTTGATATTGTCGGTGTTTGCCGCCGCGGAAGCGGAGGCCGCCGGCTGCAATGACGCAATGCTTAGCATCACCGACTGGTCGGTCGGACAGGCGTCCAAAGGCAGCGTCGAAATTAAGTTGCGGTTCCGATCAAACGCGCCGAAGCAGATCCGAATGCTGCAAGGCTTGGCCTACTTCTACGACGCTCTCGATGAACGGATCGGCGCGCTTCCAGTAGGACCAGACGCGATTATCCCGGCAGGCGGCGAATACACTGAGCATCGAACTTGGTCCGACCACCTATTTGGAAGGCTACTCAAGTTGCGGAAGCAAGACGTAAAGACCGCGACCTGCGTGAAGGCGGTCTTGTACGAGAATGGGTCGAAGGAAACCTTTTAGTCCTCCTTCGCCCGTCTCAGGCTGCCAAGCCCGTCTGAGCAAGAACCTTCAAAGCACGTGTTGAGCGGGCGCCGAACATACCTCTTCGTACCGTGCGCGCCCGCCCCGATTGCACAGCGTAATTGGGTCGTGCATATCGACGCCAAGTTCTTCGGCAACGCGGTGGTGCTCGTTCCACAAAAAGAGGAAATAGTTTTCCAGATCTTCTCGCGTCAGGAGCGGTTCCCCGCGCGCAGGCGTCGGCACGGACGCGCCTGCAACGCTCAATGAAATGCCCAGAAGTGCGGCTCGTCGCGTGAGCAAATTTTCTCGCAATATTATATTTGCCAAACCCACGAGAATCACCGCAGATTACAAATCTCTGATTGAATTAGGGAGATATCGCTTCATGGCTAAGAAACCCACTAGCGACGGCAAGTCTGATCGTAGCGCCGTGACTGGGCGCTACGTTACTGAGGAGTATGCGAAGAAGCATCCACGGACGACGGTGAGCGAGAGCCGTCCGAAGCCGCCGCCGCCGGGGAAGAAGGGTAAATAGACGCGGACAGAAGCCAGATCGCTACGGCGATGAGGGGTGAAGCTGCCGACAGGTTTGCCCCTCGATAAAGCAGCTTGCCGTTCTGTTCCAAAAAGGCCGCGTTCTTTTCGATGTTGTCTTGGTAGTTCTGCGCCTCGCCCCACAAGACGTCGCTCAAGGGCCGGTGAAGGACACTTTCCCAGCATTTAGGGTGCGTTCCGGGGAAATAGAAATCGACCGGTCTTGCCGCCCATAGGCAAATACAGGCGCCTACCGCCATGAGCGCAGACCCAGACAACCCAGCAATCAAGATGGGCAGTTCTGAACTCTTGTCCCAATAGGCGATTGCTCCGGCCGCGATAGCTGCTGCTACAGACGCAAAGAAGGCGGCCATTGTCATTGCCCTCTGATCGGAAGCTAGTGCCGCTTCAAACTGAGCCTGCAAATACAGCTCGCCTTGGTACAAAACCTTCTCCGCCACATCGAGCGGAACGCTTTCTTCAGGCACGTCGTTCGACAGGGAGTCGTTCATTTTGTCACCTTCATAAAGGTACCCGCCTATTTGGCGGGCTTCTTGTCCTTCGTCGGCTTCTCATCTTTCGATGGAGGCGGCGATTTGGCCAATTTTCCTAGCGTCTTGTTGAAGCGTGCTTCATCGTCGTCTGTTTCCAGTTCCTGTGCAGCACTGCGGAATTTTTCAATTTGAGACTCTGCTTTGTTAGAAGAATCTGGCATATCAAACCTCATGTATAGGCTGTATGTTGACGAGGTCGGGACCGACGATCTCACTCATTTGGACGACGATAACAATCGCTATCTTAGCCTTACTGGCGTCGCGATGAAAATAACCGTCGCCAGGGATGATCTGGGCCCGCGACTTGACGCCATAAAAGCCAAATCTTTGCGCACGGTCCGGACGAACCGTAATTTTTCATCGTACGGACATTGTAGGGCTGCTCAACGATGAAGTCGGCCAAGCCTTGATGGATTACACCATAAAGAACGGCTTGAGCGACCGAGGTGCCCTCACGAAGCTCCTGGAGCAGGCACTGAAAGCCAACGGATATCTGAAGGAAAGCGAAACTCCCTAGGCCCCGCCGCCGATGACTTTCGCATTCGGATTGGCCTTGAGTGACGGCCGAACTCCATGCTCTGCGGCAATGCGCCGGACCTCTTCGCGCGAAATGAACGGTCTGCCACGGACATTCCCGGAAAGCCCCTCCACGGTCATCTCGAATTCCGCCGCCGTCGCCTTCCAGAACATTTCCGGCGACCAGCCGAGCATCTTCGGGTTGGTGGCGATCCGGTAGAGCGACTTGAGATGATCCTTGATCAGGAGGGGCTTACGGGCTTTCCCAGGACGGCGTCTCCCGCAATCTGCGAAGCCGTCCGCTCGTCCCGCCGCACTGTCCCGGCAGCAATGTGAGCCGACAGCGCCTTCTCGACCGCCTCGCGCCAGGCGAGCTGGTCGGCGGCCGAGATATTGCCGTCGTCGAGGATCTTCGCGGAAAGCGCCGATATATGATCCTCGTCATCCGCG